ACTTAGTGCCTAGGCGGACCCTTGCACTATCCTGCTCTGGATAGTGGAATGCCTTGCGGTAGTCTCTGTCGCTGCAGTAGTCTACCCTGCGCAGTAGCAGGAGCGCTCCTGCTAGTTCTGACAGCTTCGAGTCGCTTATGCTGGCTGGCAAAACGTAGGAGGTACCGTCGATATCTATCGTCTTTACTTGTTTCATGTTCGCTATCCTCTCTCGGGTTAATGAGCGGCTATTGCCGCTCAGACACAATATTACCTTACACTTATCCGCAGGTCAACACTTTCCAGTGCGTCTTCTACTATTTCTTCGACGCGCTTGTCAATTGCTTCGACGTTATTTAGAAACCAAATGCTGACCCGGGTATCGATGATATCGTCCAGCGCGGCGCGATCCATTTGCAAAGTGAATTGTCCTAAGTTAAACCCTGTTGCTGGATTATCGGCGGATGAATCCATCTCGTCTAGGATGTTTGCCAGTGTATTCATTACCACGTGCAGCGCGGTACTCGCTGGAATGTTAGCCGGTACCAGTGCTTGGAATACTTCGCTTGCGTATTGCATTGCTGCGCTCAGGTCAGTGCCACGGTCCGCGAACATGCCATGCCTGATATCCGCTGCTAATTGTGCTGGTTTCATTTTCTCTATCCTCTCTAGTTTGTCCCTGCGGCTCAGGGATAAGTAATTATCCCCGAACCGTGTCCCGCTGTCAACTATATTATACCGATAATAATTCCAACGCCCTGTTCTTCATTGACGCGCCGGTCCCAAACCATGCCGATTCAAGCCGGGTATTAGTACCCCGCCCCCGTTCGTGGTCTACCAATTGAGTGACAGCATTGAGCGCCGCCCACCGCGTGCCCGAAACCCCGGCAATATCTGCGCCGATTGCTTTGCGGTTCGCGAACAAGTCCATGATTCGCTTGTAAGCGCGGCTCTCGTTAATGGCGACAGCGCTGGCATGGTACGGCTTCAATAGTTCCTGAATGAATGCATCGGCCTGCTCGGTTGACATCGGCAGGCCGGCAAGCTGGCGCGATTGGACAATGAAGCGCTCGAATTGATTCGACACAATACCCAATTGCAGGCGGACCGCGTCCGCATCGAAGCGCTCAGAGTGCAATACTCGCACGCTGGATTTTATGTATCCCTTGTTTATCTCGTCCTGCGCGCTATTCACGGCCGGCGTTATCGTGTTATTGCACACCACGCGAATGGCCGTGAACTTCGCCACGGTCGCCATGGTCCCGTCATAACTTGTGCCAAGCAACAGGTAAGGCTTCACCACGTCCCCGTCCACTACCGAAGCTCCCTCTCCCACGCTGGCCAGCGCCCATACTCGCTTACCGTGCGACAAGGCTCCCGCGGTTTCCATCTTGAATCCGCCGATATCCGCAAGCTTGCGGAAAAAATCCATTACCTGCGCCGGCTGTACCACGTTGTAATCCTTGCTAACCACGGCCAGTGGGGCACCGGTATCGGACCGGTGCAAAACTTTGCGCTCTTTCCATGCCTGCGGTTCCGTCGTTGCCGGGGTGCTGTACAGAACATCGGATGACAGCACCGTGTAAGCCAGTCCGGCCTCTTCGGTCCACGTGTCAATACTCGCGCCGTCGGTAAGCTGGCGGCCTAATCCGTGCCACGGGGTTTTCCCTGCGTATGCAATTGCTGCGCGGCCGGTTGTCTCGTCGATCATATGTGCCATGGTCTCTATCCTCTCTAGTTGCCTGCCGTTATCGGCCGGTGATTAATAGTCTCAAATTGGCGGCCCGGCCGCCAATTGATTTTTACTATATGTAATGGTGTGCCTGATAGTGATGATACCCCCGCACCCGGGAATACCCCTCCGCGCGGTTCCGCTCCCGGAACTTGATTTTTAGCCCGCGCTCCGCAAAAGCCCGAAACAGTAATTCCGCGTCGCAATCCTCTTCCAAATAAGCGTAGCCCTTTCGCCAAAGTGAATAAGGCGACACCTTGCCCGCAATGCCCAGCTGGCAAAGCAAAACAATCGGAACCTTAATCCACCCATGGCCCGGGTCCGAGATAAAATCAAAGCAGGTTTTCATAGTCTCTCTCCTCTCTAAAGCCGGCGGACCGCCCGCCGGCACAGAACAATACTCCCACAACCACGGCCCGCGAGCCAATTTATATTTCCTATCGGCGACGCGCCGCCGATAGCGGCCCGCGCACCAAGCGCCACGCGCCACGCTTTCAGGTGCAAGCCCGCCGGGCCGCGTGGCAGGTTTAGCTATACCAACTTCATTGCCAATAAAGCACATGTTAGTGAGTACTCACATAGGGCAAAACGCCCAGAAACCGAGAAACTTAACTAGTCCCACTTAAACCAGTCCACTATCCACCATAAAACTAAAATAATCAGAACGGCAATTATCAGCATGCTGTCTGCTCCCGGCCGATATCGCCGGCAACATGATGCCGAAGGAAGGAGCCCGGGGGAAGGGAACGGGCAAAGGCTTTTAATTCCGCGCCATCATTGCCGCCGCCTTTCTTTTTTGTCCCGTGCCATTGCATAGCGGTCGGACCATACGACGCATAACAGCCGCCCTCTCCGGTCCCCACTTTCTTCGCGCCGCTACCGTGCGCGATAAAAACGATCACATATTCCCGCTCCCCTTGTGCACACAAGGGGGAACCATTGCCGCATTGCCGGCAGGTGAACGTATCGGATAATTCGGCAGGGCATCGCAGGAACTTTACACCTTCTACTACTTGCGGCCATTGTTCCCCGGCAGGAGTGGCCAGTACGGCAGGGCGGCCCGAACGGGCAGCCGCCACGGCTTCGGCTTTTGTATCGCATGACGCATTAATTACTGTTTTGCCCGGCCGGGGAAACGGCAGAGATGATGCGGCAAAGTGTGAATAGGTCCATGCCTTGCCATTACGTGGCACGGCATCCTCAAGTGCCGCCAGATAATCAGAGTCCAGCAATTCCGTGCCGGTCTCGCTTTTTGGGTGTAGTGAACATGTTTTCGGGCAGGTGCCGAACGTCTCATGCTGGCCGGAACGATAAGTTACCGCAATCGGACCGGTTTTTTTGTTTGATGATATGGCAACAGTGCGTAACATAATCTCTATCCTCTCTGTGGTTGATTGGAATCAATTATAAGCTAATTGTTCCGCTCGTCAATTTATATTTACTATGGCTTTTCCTCGCCTAATAGGAATCCTCTAAGCCTTCGCCAGTCCATACCATTAGAGGGCCAGCGCATTACCGGGTCCAAACGAAGCCCAACAGTGGCCAATTCCAGCGTCTGGCCGCCATGGTATAAATTCAGCATGGCAATACGTTTCCCTGCCGGCAGGTGCTTGACGAAGACAAAAGCAGGGCAGCCATAGTGCCAGTGACGATACAAAAAAGACACCTGATGCGGGCGCAAACCCACCTGCAGGCCACGGCTAACTACTTTATTTTCCAAAAAGCCAATGCGGCCCGAGCCCAAGCGATCAGCAATGACCATATCAGGGAAGCCCAAATTGGCAACCGATTCAACCCGCGATATATCCACATCGGGCAAATTTTCCCGCACATGGTCGGAAAAAACGCTTTCAGGCTTCTTCGCCATCGTAGTGCTCTATCTCAAAAATATCTTGTTTCGGCTCCTTCACCGGTGAAACAAAGGCCGGGTCAACATCACGAACAGCGCTTTCCTGCACGTCAGACGCATTGAGGTCAATAATCGCAGTCGGTGGAGGGCCGCCATAAAGCTTTTTCAATTCATCAAGCTTGCGCTGTACTTCTTCTTTTGACATCGAATCAATGGTGCCGTGCCTGATCTCTTTCCGCTCCACATATATCGTCCCCAAAGCCTGCCCGCGCCGGTACTCCGCCTGCACCGCAGCAGCATATGCGCCCGCCTCCAGCGCTTTATCCCGGATAAGCTGAAGGTCCTTCATGTGCCGCTCGTAAGAAGTATTGTATTTCGATGCCAATTCGGCACGATATGCCTGTATTGCCGCAACAATGTGCGGGTTCAGGTCCGGGTTAGTCAGCTGCCAAGCGATGACAGAAGCAGATGTCGGCTTGTAGCCTGCGCGAATGGCGGCCTCCTTCAGCGTGACCCGCCCGTCCCCGCTGACGTACTCTTGCACGAACTTCCAATGCTTTGGGGTAAGCAGTTTTTGGCCAGCATGCGGCCCAACTTTGGCCGCCATCCGGTTGGCAGACTTCTTTTGGATAACCGGTGGCAATTTCCAGACATCTTTCTTTCCCATTACGAAGCCCTCCAGAGCCTCCACCCGCCGTTTATTTTACGTAGGGTGAATACCCACCCCGGATTGTGCTTTTGAGCGTACCTGACGGCCGCTACGCGAGCCGAGAGGGCATTCTTAGCTGAGGGGAAGAAGATACTATCCCCCGGTTCCATGTCAGAGAAGGGATATCGGGTACGACTGGCGGGAATATCAATTCCCTGTTCAATTTCTAACATAGGGTAACTCCATTAATCAGTTACACCATGCTACCGAAGGCAACACACATAGTCAAGGAAACCAGCGAACAAGGCCCCTGATGATCCAAGACTATCCCCTTTGAAATCAAGGCCCTATATATATTTTTAGGGTAATACATTGATTTTGTTTTCAAAAAATTATCCGCGCGCGCATCCCAGAATATTTGTATATCCTATTCGTTCCTACCATCAACGTATTGTTAACGACTAGCTCAAAACCCGCATGAACACTCACTTATTACGGCATTACGTCTATTACGCCAATTCTCACAAAAAAAATATAAAAATAATTTCTTCGTGAAAAAAGTTCTATAGGAACCGCAAAATTGCATAGAAAACCCAATTTCTATTACTTTTTGATCTAGCACGGTCCCCGGTCCGCGATACTTTCCCCTTGCATCACTACTCATTCCCCCCTACAATATCCCCATACATCAACAAACAGCAATAACAAACCACGGTTAGCGTACAGTTAACCACACAGAGAGGAGAACTTCTAATGAAAGCATTCCCAAGCCCTTATGCAGTGGACGAGCACGGCGGTATGGACTTACGTGATTACTTTGCGGCCAGAGCGATGCAAGGACTGTTAGCGCACGATGACGCTGTTTACGGGAAGGGGTCAAACCTAAGTGATGAACTTGCGGCTAACCGTGCGTACAGGATAGCTGACGCGCTGATGAAAGCAAGGGCCTGACATGCCGCACTACCAAGTGAAGATTGAAGAAATGTATGACGAGGAGCCGTGTCTTTTGGGCGTAAGGCATTGTTTGGTTGTAGCGCGGGACTGGTCTTGTTTGGACAGTGACGTGGATTTTTATGGGTACCGTGAGATTGAGTTCGATGTCTTGCATCCTGACGGAAGTTTCTGGCCCGAGGCGGACGAGGCGGTGGCCGAGGATATTGATCTGCGGCGTTATTACGAGGGGGTTATTGCGGAGGAATTAGCATGAAGATGACCTTTATTACGGAGCGGGCGAAGAACCGTATTGCTCGGATTGAGCAATTGCTGCAGGGGGACGGTATGCCTGTGTTGGAAATTTGTGCTGCCTTGTGTATTACGCCGCGTTGGGGGCGGGAGTATATCCGGTATTTAAGGGAGCAGAAGAAGGTTTATATCGTTTCTTGGACGAGGACCACGGATGGCAAGAAGGACCATCCTCTTGCTGTGTACCGTTGGGGGGACGGGAAGGACAAGAGGCGTCCTAGGAGGAAGTCAGGTGCACAGAGGCAGCGCGAGACGCGGGAGAGGATGGTGGAGGATGATTTAGCGCATGAGGTGCACAAGGCGCGGCGTAGGGCAAAGCGGGTAAAGCCTTCCCGGGATTGGACGGCGGCGTGGATACTTAGCAAGGGGGAGTGAGATGGATTTTTTGATTGAGGCAGTGGCGATTATTGGTTGTATTGTGATTCCTGCTTGGTTATTTTTTTCGTGGAGGGATTAGATGCCTTGTGTTCGGGGGGACGAAGAAAAACTCACAAAGCTAAAGTTTTGCACGAGTTGTCAGTTGATTCGGGACGAGGATGGTGGGGAAACGGTAAAGACGCGGCACGTTCCTCGCTGGCGGTGTAAGTCTTGTAAAGAGCATAAGAGTTTGAGCAGTTATGCGGCACAAAAGACTGAGGAGCAGAAACACTTGGACAGGGACAGATTTTTAAGGTCATTCCACGCGAGGGGGGACAAATGTTGACAGTAATACTTTGGGTGGTAGGGGGCTCAATACTGGTGGCAGCACTTTTGTTGGGAATTGTCCAGCTGTTGGACATGTTCATAGGGATTGATGATGAGCACAACTGACTATGACGGCATTCACACATGCAACCCTGATTGCCCACGGCCGGCATGTATCGCGGTCCGCGAGGCGGTAGCAGCGGAGCGTGAAGCGTGTGCGAAGGTATGTGATGACTTCTTGTGTGATCAGGGTCGAATGATACTAGCAAAAACTACAGGAGAATAGTAATGACACTTGCTGAATACATACGCATCAAACGTCTTGCTGCGGGGTTATCGCAGGCGGAGCTGGCTGCAAAACTTAAGATGTCCCAGAGTTCTGTCACGCAGTGGGAGTGTGGGTACACAGCCCCGTCAGCTAAGAATCTGAAACAACTAGCCAAGGCATTGAAAGCGCCACATGCGCAAATGATTCCGCTTTATTTTGCCCGTGCAGAAAAACTTAAAGAAGTAGACACGGAGCCGGTGGCGTGGTTTTCTAAACGACCGGACAACACACTTGCAATTAAGATTGCGGGCAAGCCAACCGAGGGCAATTGGGAACCACTCTACACCGCCCCACCACAGCGCGAATGGCAAGGGCTGACTAAAGAAGAACTTGCAGCAGCTATCCGCGCAAGGGGGCAGCATGACACGCGATGACATTATCAGAATGGCGATTAAATGCCAGTTAGCAAACTCTGGCAATCGTGAAGGTTTGTATATTGATGCTCTTGCAGAGTTTGCTGAGTTAGTTGCAGAGGTAGAGCGCGAGGAATGTGCGAAAGCGATTGCCGCTGAAATCAATGATGAGATCGAGGATGAGGCTTATTGCATCCTTGTCGCACTGCTGGCACGTATCCGCGCAAGGGGGCAACAATGACTGATAAAGAAGTAATGCAGATGGCGCTTGATGCTTTAGATAGAAGTGATTATTTAGGGTGGGAAGCAAATATTCCAGCTATGAAAGCATTACGCGCAGCACTAGCGCAGCCAAAGAAAGAATGGGTAGGGCTAACGGATGAAGAGATAAGGAATATTGCAACGCAAGGCAGAACTGATTTTTCAAGACCGCCGTATGAAGAATATTACATCGCTATCGAGCAAGCCTTGAAGGAGAA